CGTGGAAAACAAAAACAACAAATTGCTACACAATTTTTTGAAAGATGTCGTGGTATACTTACAGCAGAAAACATTGAGTTTACTGATGCTGTAGTTGCTGAGGTTGTCCAGAAGTTTTTTCCAGACTTTAGACGCACTCTTAATGAACTTCAAAGGTATGCAGCATCAGGAGTTATCGACACTGGTATTCTTGCACAGATAAGTCAAGTTCGATTAGAAAAGCTTGTAGGTGCATTGAAGAGCAAAGACTTTGGTGCAACACGCAAATGGATTGTTGCTAACCTAGATAATGATCCTAACACTATCTTACGAACTGTTTATGATAGTTTGTATGATTCACTTGCTCCTACGAGCATACCTCAAGCGGTATTGATTATTGCCAAGTATCAATACCAATCAGCATTTGTTGCTGATCAGGAAATAAATCTCTTGGCAGCATTAACTGAAATTATGGTGGAGTGTCAATTCAAATGACTAACAAACGTGATCGTGTGAGAGCACAAGTAAAATCCAGATGGTATTATGCATTCTGGGGAACTGCAACTGTAGCAGTTGTAGCAGGACAAGTATATGTCGGCACATCATATCGTGCTATGGCAAAGTCCATGAATAGATGGTTTGACGAAGCAATTGAAATTCTTCTCGATAGACAACGCAGTCAACCACAAATTCAAGAGAGATACGAACCTTTAGTTCCACCTCCTTATGGAGACTTTCGTGACTATGGTAATGGAGTTGTATACTTATGAAAAAGTCTGAACTAATACACTGGAGATTACAGGCAATGCTAAGAGAGCATACCTTTAGTGATCTAGCATACTTAGGTGTAAGAAAAGATAGTATCGGTATCCCACAACACTGGTATAGTATAGGTGGCAATGAAGTGCCAGTAGATTCAATTGAAGAACTAGAGTCTGTCGAAGAATGAAAACACCACTACGGTATCCTGGCGGTAAGTCAAGAGCAGTTCCTAAGTTATGTCAGTGGTTACCCGCTGAGGTCACGGAGTATCGTGAGTCTTTCTTAGGTGGTGGTAGTATGGCAATCGAGATGACAAAACGTTATCCTGATATATCCATCTGGGTCAATGATCTATACAAACCATTATATCTTTTTTGGTTAGCATTAAGAGACGATGGTGACTATCTTTACGATCAACTCATACAATTAAAACAGAGACATCCAGATCAGGGTTCTGCTAGACAATTATTTTTAGATGCAAAGGAGAAAGTTAATGAAGAGGATCTTTCGTATAAGGACAGAGCAGTTGCTTTTTATATTGTTAATAAGTGTAGTTTCTCTGGTCTCACTGAGAGTTCGTCCTTCTCTCCACAAGCAAGTGATTCCAACTTCTCCATCAAAGGTATCAACAATCTCAAATATTATTCTGAGTTGATAAAGAACTGGAAGATTACCAATCTTGATTATAGTGAACTACAATCTGATGAGAGTAATGTATTTCTATATGCAGATCCACCTTATCAGGTAAAAGATAATCTCTATGGTCATAAAGGTCAGATGCATAAAGGTTTTGACCATGCAAGATTTGCAGATATTATGGATGGACATTTGTGTAACGTCATGATATCATATAATAACCACCCTGATATCGTTCATAGATTTGAAGAGTGGTACCAGTATGACTTTGCTCATACTTATACAATGAGGTCTACAGGTTCATACATGATAGACCAAACAAAACGTCGTGAACTAATTTGTCTTAATTATGGAAAGTATCGGAGTCAGAGTGTTGCCTAGTGGATACTGTCAACTCTACAATACACGTAGAGGTGGACTATCTACATTCGCACCAGAATCACAATCAGCAATCATCATGGGTGAAGAAGTCCATGTTCAAACTAAGTCTGGAAGGACACAGATATATCGTGTCAATAATTCTAGAACAGGTGTCGTAGGTCCTATTAGAACATTCTAATGAAATACGCTTTTTGTGTTATATGTAACACCACCGAAAATATAGAACATCATCACATAACACCAGTATGCAAAGGTGGTGATGATCATCCACATAACTTTATTTCATTATGTGTTGAACATCATGGAATGATACATTCACTTAGACCTGGCAGTTGGGCACATAGAAAAAAACTTCAAAGAATAGGTATAGACAAAGCAAAGAAGGCAGGGAAATATAAAGGAAGAAAACCATCTATTGATCGTAAAGAACTTAAAAGATTGTGGGACTCAGGCTTAAGTGCAATTGAGATAGCAAAGCAAATGAATATTAATAGAACTACTGTTTATCGCTTACTACCCAAAGAACCATATAAAAAACTTAAAAACGGACAATACAAATTATTCTAATGAAGTATGAACTAAAGGACTGGTTAAACTCTATCAACTTTACTAAAGAGAACTTGATAGAAGATCCAGACATGATAGCGTCCTATCCTCCATACATTGTTAACAGGTGTTTGTCAGGACATCTTGATACTGTTTTGTTTGCAAACGAGATGAATAGGTATAGCAACCTTGACAAGGATATGCAGTATTCTTTCTTCCTATATACTTTGAGGAAGAGAAAAAGATTTTCCCCTTGGTTGAAGAAGGAACAAGTCGAGGACTTGGATCTAGTTAAAAAACACTATGGATATAGTAATGAGAAAGCGAAGGTCGCAGTAAATCTTCTAACCAAAACCCAACTTGAAACTATTCGTAACCAACATGACATGGGAGGCAAACAATGACTGCGATCACTGAGGAAGTTGCATGGACTACCGAAAGTATGATAGAGGTAGGACTACGTGAACCAGATGACTTTCTTAAAGTAAGAGAAACACTGACAAGAATTGGAGTAGCATCCAGAAAAGAAAAGAAATTATATCAATCATGTCACATACTGCATAAGCAGGGTAAATACTATATCGTGCATTTCAAAGAGTTGTTTGCTTTGGACGGAAAGAAAGCAAACCTAAGTCTTAATGATGTGCAACGTAGGAATCGTATAGTGCAGTTGCTAGGTGATTGGGGTTTAGTGTCAATCAATAGTAAAGAAAGTATTGCTGACGTAGCACCTCTAAGTCAAATCAAAGTTCTTGCATACAGAGATAAAGGGGATTGGACTTTGGAAAGCAAATACAACATAGGAAAGAAGAAGGAAACCGAATAAGCAGTATCGGTATATACCATAGCATGTATATGTTATATGTGGTTAAATAGTTATGTCGCCTTCGGGGACACAAACTAACACTCGCTATAACAGGAGAACAACTATGGAAATTCAAAGGTATACTGCTGCCGATCTACCATCACTATTTGATAAGATCACAAAGAACAGCATCGGGTATGACTTCGACTCATTCTGGAACACTACACAAACCAGTTACCCACCATATAACCTTATACACATTTCTAATGAAGAATCACGACTTGAAATTGCACTTGCTGGCTTCAAGCAAGATGACGTCAAAGTCTATACGGAGTATGGAAAGATATATGTCGAAGGCAGCAAAGAAAAATCAGAGGATGATGGAACGTATGTCCATCAAGGATTGGCACAACGTGCCTTCCAACGAGCATGGACGCTCTCCGACGATACGGAGGTTAGATCCGTCGAGTTTAATGATGGACTCCTCACCATTACATTGGGAAAAGTAGTTCCTGATCATCACAAAAGAGTAGATTACATCTAACATACATAGGGGGTATTGACAATTGTTGATACCTCCTTTATAATATAAACAAAAGCATTTTTGACATGGCAAGAAAAAAGAAGGAACCAATTAATATAACTCCTCCCACACCTCCACAGCTTCTAGTAAAATCTGAGAGAGTAAAGGTTGTTGTTATGTTTAGTGGTGACAATGTAATATGCGATCTACAAGAGGCAGTCGATAAAGAGTCTGGTGCAAGACAGGCATACATTATGAACTATCCATATAAAGTTGATTACGATACACCTAAGATGGATAAGACAGGGATTGTAACAGATCCAGAAGTCAAAGTACATTACTCACCATGGTGTCCATTATCACCAGAAGTTAAGATTCCAATCAATCATAATATGGTTGTTACTATTCTAGAACCAGTTCCTAGTCTTAGAGATACATACATCAGTAATGTGCAAAAGATGGGTGGCAACGTAGAATGAGTATAAAGATTTTATTATTAAAGTCTAATGAAGAAATA